CAGGAATGATTTTTAATTCTGTTTCTGGCGAGTTGTATGATGGAGTGAAAGGCTTAGATGTCATTCCTGCATTCTATAAACTTGAATACATTGAATGGAAAGATAGAGGAGAAGGACCGGGTGCACCAGTTGCAATTTATGATTCTTCATCTGATATCATGTCCAAAACAAAACCAGATGCAAACTATAAAGATAGATTACCAAACGGTAACTACATCGAAAAAACTGCATCACATTTTGTAATTATAACTGGAGACAGTCCATCGACTGCGTTGATCTCTATGAAATCTACTCAATTAAAAATTAGTAGAAAATGGAATTCAATGATGTCCGGCATAAAACTAAAAGGTAAGAACGGTTTATATACACCGGCATCTTTTAGCCACATTTACAAACTAAAGACTACTCAAATGTCTAATGACAAAGGCACTTGGTTTGGTTGGGAAGTAAGTAAAGTTGGTCCTATTACTGACGCAGGTCTTTATCAACAAGCTAAATCTTTCTCTGAAAGCATCTCTAAAGGTGCAGTGAAAGCAAAGCATGGTGAAGAAAAACCAGCAGAAAGTAAAAGCATTATATAATCCCCTCGGGGTATGTGCACAGCGTGGGCCACAAGGGAGACTTAGTGGCCTACGTAGACAGGATAATTATGCAAGAATATATAAAAATATTTAATGGCTATAGACATGCATACGGAATTGCAGATTGGACTAACGCTGTTGTAGACCCAGAAAGCGGTAAAAAGAAACCGGTTTATCGTTGGAACTACGAAGAATTTACTGACACTATTTATCAAGAACATTTAGAAGGAAACATATCTGTTGGGATACAGCCTACTAATGAAAAAGGTACCGCTGTATTTGGTGTAATAGATGTGGACCCAAAACAATATGAAAATTTTGACAAACAATTTTATTTAGAAACTATTCAACAATATAAACTACCGTTAGTACCAGTAGAATCTAAAAGTGGTGGACTACACTTATATTTATTTATGAATGAGTTTGTACAATCAACGGTTATTGTATCATTCTTAAGCAACCTATTACCTATATTTAATCTTAAACCAGACTGTGAAATATTTCCTAAGCAAACACAACTAACCAAGGATCCGGAAACAGGGATCATGAAACCGGGACAGTTTATAAACCTGCCATACTATGGCGGACAAAGAAAAGCTGTTAATATTGACGGTACGTTTTTTACACTAGAACAATTCATAAAAGTTGTAGATGCAAACACAACCAATGTAGACGAATTAAAAACCATTACAGAAGAAATGGAAAGACAATCTATGGAAGGTGTGGACGAAGATTTTTTAGAGGGACCACCTTGTCTTGCTTTGATATCTAAAATATCAAATCAACCTACGTTTGATGGTAAAGATAGATTTATGTATAACTTTCATGTGTTTGTAAAGATGAAATATCCTGATACTTGGGAGCAAAAAGTTAAGAATGCACCTGTTAAATATTTTGCAAGAGAACACGCTAATGCGTGGGATGACAACAAATTAAAACAAAAGACAAGGTCATGGAATCGATCAGAAAAAGGTTACACTTGTAACCAAAGTCCTATCAGTGATTTTTGTAAGAAAGGTATCTGTGTTAAAAAGAAGTTTGGTATACTAGCAGGATCAAAAGGACAGTATCCTGTATTAACAAACTTAAGAAAGATAGATATAGAACCAGATCCGGAATATGAATTTGATGTAACTAAACCAGATGGTATTGGTAAGGCAACAGTGCATTGTAAAACAATCGAACACGTAACCGATCAACGTAAACGTAGAAACTCAATAGCAAAAGCTGCAGGGTTTCCACCACCAATTATAAAAGCACCGGAAGATCAAACAGTATTAGAAGCTTTGTTTCAAACACAAAAAATAATTAATCCACCAGTTGGTACGTCACCAAAAGAAAAATTACATGATGTACTACATGCAAAAATAAATGGACCTAAAGCTATGAATGATGCATCATTTAAATCTGGCACAGTGTTAATAGAAGATGGTTATGCATACTTTAAGTTTGATAAATTTTACGACAAACTAAAATCCAAGAACTGGAAACACGGTGAAGACAAGACAGGTGTTATGATGAAAACTAATTACAAACATTGTGACATACAATTTTTAGAACAGAAAAGATATCCAACAACAGAAAAAGGTAAATATAATACACCTACAAAGAATGTGGTTTGTATAAGCATAGAACAATTTGAGGATATTAAAATTAATCATAATAAATTATTACACAACACGGAGATAATGTAATGGCTGTTAGAAAAATATTAGGTCCTCCAGGTACAGGTAAAACAACTAAACTTATTAAGTATGTAAAGACATTTGTTAAACTTGGTACACCTATCGATAAGATTGGTTACTTTGCATTTACAAAGAAAGCTGCAGAAGAAGCAGTAGATAGAATGTTGGATGCATACCCTAGACTACAGAAAAAAGATTTAAAACATTTTAGAACACTACACTCACTGGCTTTTACACAGTTGGGTATGAAAAAAAGTAATGTGATGCAAGACGAGCACTACCAAGACATAGGTCGTAAACTTGGCATAGAAGTTACAGTTTATTCTAACGGAGAAGAGAAGACAGGATTTGTAGACTCTGATAGTGAATACTTTAATATTATAAATGCAGCAAGGATCAAGAACGTAACTATTCAAGAAGAATACAACACCGATATGTATTCAGAGGATATTGATAAACACCAATTACAAATTTTAAAAGATGAAGTAGATAACTATAAATATTCATATGGTCTTGTAGATTTTACTGACATGATCGAAAAATTTAATGTGTCAGAATTGTGTCCAAAATATGACGTAGTATTTGTAGATGAAGCACAAGATTTGTCACCAATACAGTGGAAAATGTACGATATACTTAAGAAAAACTCTAAACATGTTATCCTAGCGGGTGATGACGATCAAGCTATTTATGGTTGGGCTGGTGCAGACGTACAACGATTTCAAGACGAGCCTGCAAAGAACATTATTCTGCCACAATCTTACAGGGTGCCTTACGAAGTACAACAGATAGCAGATCAAATATTAAATCGTATACCTGACAACAGAAGAATTAAAAAACAGTGGGCTTCACGTCCTGAAGGAGGCTCTGTAAATCATATAACATCGATAGAAGATGTTCCATTGCATCAAGGTGATTGGTTAATACTATCCAGAACAAATGATAAGTTAGTTAAATTAAAAGCTGTGTTAGAAGAAATGGCTATTTACTTTGAATTAAAAGGTAGAAAAAGTTATAAGACAAGATTGTATACAGCAGTAAAACATTACACAAGATGGCAACAAGGAGATACATTATCTCTATCTGAACTAAAAGATGTTCTAGAACAGACAGGACAAAATCCAGATCCATTTCCTACAGAAGAAAGAATGTATGATTTAACAGAATACGGTCATGTAAAAGAGCACGACTGGTACGAAGTATTTACACAAGACCCAGAAGAATGTTTATACATTAGAGAAATGTTGCGTGGTGGAGAAGAGTTATCAAAAACAGCAAGAGTAAAATTATCAACTATACATGCAGCTAAAGGTGGTGAAGCAACAAATGTTTTACTTATTTTAGATAATACAAAAAAAATAAGAGAAGCTGTAGATAAGAGTGAAGACAAACATGATGAAGAACACAGAGTTTGGTACGTAGGAGTAACACGTACAAAACAAAATTTATATATAATGACACCAATAAGAGAGGATAGAAGTTATGACATCTAAGAAAGAGAACCCATACTTAAAACAAGTTTCGGGGACACATTACATGTACATGGAGATACAGCCGGCAGAGTTTATTAACAAGAATAAATTGCTTTTTGCGGAAGGAAACGCTATAAAGTACATATGCAGGCACTCACAGAAAGGCGGAGTAGAAGACATCGATAAAGCAATACATTATTTAGAAATGATTAAACAAAGGGACTATGGAACCAAATAATCATATACCATTTTATATGGGGCTGTTTACCTGCCTACTGATTTTTTGTTATCTGGCATTATGAAAAGAAGTGTAATTAGAAAAACAATTAAAATAGATAAACATAAATTTAATCTAGAAATATATCCAAGGTTAGTTGATTGGGAAATATTTCCACACAACTATGACGCTGCTTTGTATGCATTTAGCAACAAAGAAAAAATAAATAAAAAAATAAGAATCAACCATGTATATCAAAAGGAAACAAGATGAAGATACCTACATTTAGTGCACAAACAGAATGGGTTATACCTACAGAATTTCCAGACCTTAGACAGGTTGATGAGATTGCAATTGACCTGGAGACAAGGGACCCGGACTTAATTAAAAAAGGATCTGGAGCAATTATAGGTAATGGAGAAGTTATAGGAATAGCTGTAGCAACTGCACATTACAAAGGATACTTTCCTATTGCGCACGAAGGCGGTGGTAACATGGACCGTAAAAAAGTATTAGAATGGTTTAAAGATATTTTAGATACAACTTCTACAAAAATATTTCACAATGCAATGTACGACGTGTGTTGGATTAGAGCCATGGGTTTTAAAATAAATGGTAGAATTGTTGACACAATGATAGCTGCAGCTGTAACTGATGAAAATAGATTTAGATATGATCTTAATAGTTTGTCGTGGAAGTATTTAGGTTTTGGTAAAAACGAAGCAGCACTTGCAGAAGCAGCAGCGGAATGGGGCATCGATCCTAAATCAGAAATGTATAAATTACCATCACTAAATGTTGGAACATATGCAGAAAGAGATGCAGAAGCAACATTTGGTTTGTGGCAAGAAATGAAAAAAGAACTTATTGCACAAGACTTACAATCTATTATGGAACTAGAAACAGATTTATTTCCTTGTCTAGTTGACATGAGATTCAAAGGTGTCAGAGTCGATGTAGAAAGAGCACACAATCTTAAGAAAACATTAATTAATGAAGAGAATGATTTACTTAATGCTATTGAAAAAGAAACTAATGTACGGCCACAGATTTGGGCCGCAAGTAGTATAGCAGAAGTTTTTGAAAACTTAAAGATAGAGTTTGATAGAACAGAAAAAACACAAGCACCTAGTTTTACTAAAAACTTTTTACAAGAACACAAACATCCTGTTGTTAATATGATTGCAAAAGCAAGAGAGATTAACAAAGCACACACAACTTTTATAGATTCTATTCTACGTTATGAACACAAAGGTA